CAGATTGATATAATGTATCCATGAACGACATGATCCAGTCATGTAGATACGTGTTGGTGTAGCAAGAGGTAGTACAAACCGAGCACACTCCTTAGCAACACCTGCCTTTAACATCTGATTATATAAACCAAAGGCAGAACTAAACAGAGTATTCATCTGCCTATTAAACTTATCAACCATCTCTGGATCTAGATCATCAATACTATTCTGTCTATTCTTATCATCTTGTCTGCGAAGTTCAGGCAATTCTATTTCACCTAGAAGATTACTATCAGCATACCTTTGAGAGAACTCTTGGTATGTGAAACTTCTATGCCTTAGTATCTGTGCCGCAATACCTCTTGTAGTATTAATCTCTACTGTCATGTATGCTTGCTCAAAGACACTCCAGTGACCGTGCTTGATGCAATACTTTAATAACCCTGAGAACTTATCATTGTCTTGGTTCTTAGGGTTAGAAACACGAGCAACGTATGCCATGTGTTGTTCAGCATCAGGAGTGACACTGATTAATTCAATATCTTTACTCATTAGTCAGGGTATCCATCATCATCTTCAAAAACTTCTTCATAATCTCCTACAGGTGCTGGTTGGTATGCTTCTACATCTGAGTAGATCTCAGACTCTAACTCTTCCACAACTTCTTTAAGAGCCATGATTAAAACTTTTAATTTTCCTCTATTCATGATTTTGTTTCTCATTATTTAGAGTGGGGTGGGAGGTTGGATTAATGTGTACCAACAAGTAAGGGGCATTGCTACATTAGTAGATTTTTACCTTACTGTCCGAGACCCGACTGGTATGTCGGTTCTACCCTTGCGAGTAGCAGCACCACCTGTGTCTCGTCACCTTAACTAGCCTTATGCCAGCAAGTTTGATTCAGTCACTCCCGTGTTGGGTTCGTCAACTCAACAAATAAATTATGACATAAAAAAAGGAGGGTGTCAACCCCTCCTTTTGATTTCGTTTAAGCAGATGCTAGTTCTTTTTGGAACTTAACACCTCTGTAGGTTTCTTCAACCTTTTGAGGTGCAGCAGATTGCTTGCGTGTATCAGTGTCGTATGAGACACCACGGTAAGTGACTTTCGCCATGATTTTTACTCCTAAAGTAGTTGGATTTTTAGCCCCGTTCCTTTAGTCATTTGCGTCCCCAGTCGAAGGGGGATGAACGAACCGTTCCGTGACTTACTTGCGTCCTGAATGTATCAGGATGAACGTTATGTGTTAATATTAACACAGTCTTACTATATAGTCAAGTTTATTTGTATTTCCTGATACATTTTTTTAATCTCTTAACATTTCATCCCTAATTCTTCTTGCCTGTTCGTTATGATCACATAACTTAGACATCCAAATCCTCTCATCCAATCCAACTTCACCATCAGTTGAGATCATGCGGCAACAAATATCTATTATATTGTTCCGATAGTTAGTGCTTAACATAGTCCAATAGTGTAGTCTGTAGAGAATTTTTAACATGTTCTATTGCTGCTGGTAGTATACCATATTCCATTCTTTGGATTGCTTTTGTTAATGATTCTACAGTATCTTCTGGTAAAATGGGAACCTTTCCTTGAAGAATTATTTCACCACCATCCAGTTCCTCATTCACATAATGCACAGTACATCCTGTTTCTTTATCACCTGCTTCCATTGCTCTTTCTACTACATTCAATCCTTTATACTTAGGAAGTAATGATGGATGTACATTAATGATAGGAGCAGGGAAAGCAGCAGGATTTTTAATTACTCTCATATATCCTGCAAGGATAATAAGATCTACTCTCCATACCTTAAACATATCTATCATTCTCTCTTCATCTTTATGAGGTATCCTCACATGAGGGATTCCAAATTTTGCTGCTCTCTTGACCGCACCACATTGTTTAGTGTTGTGTATCATCAACACAACTTCATGCTTATTACATATAGGATTAGTAATTATGTTCTCGAAGTTGGTTCCGTTGCCAGAACACATAACACCTAGTCTCATTCTTGTAGCTCGTCTAATCTATATGGTGAATAATTAGGTTTGTCATGGTACTCTTTTAAGGCTTCCAACATAATCTCTTTCAACTCTGCCCTTTCTCTATCATCAAAGATAGGTAATACCTTAAAGTTTGCTGGTGGATAGATGGGATTACCATTATCATCTTTGGGATATACATTATCAGTACACCCCTTTACTGCTTCACCACTCATCCCTTGAGTATCAATCTTTTCCATCTAATGGCCTCCCATCCTTATCAACAAGACCCATCTTCTTTACTTGACCTAAGTTAGACTTCTCCTCTTTCTTTATCCTCTTATACTCTTTAATAATTTTATCAACCTCACTCTTAGGTATATTAACCTTGAGTTCTTCACCTTTAAATCCCTTTCCTTGTTTCTCAATGTAGTCATTAATCTTGAGTTGGATGTCCGCCTCTATGATCTCATTGATTTGGTCTCTAAGTTCATCACTCATTCTTCATCCTCCATAGGTGTTGACCATCCTTCTTCTATTTTACCATTCTTAAAACAATATCTATCAGGAGATGACTCACCCATGTCCTCTACACACCAATAATGTTCATCACCATAATCTTCTTTCTTAAAAATAGCATACCTTCTCCAATGGACTACAAAATAATACTCATCCGTAATCCAATCACTCTTCTCACAAAACTCCAATAACCATTTCTCTATATCGGTGGTATTAATACCATTCAATCCTGGTGTGAACTCTTCATCTTCACACTCCACATACTGTTCATCATCATTGTCTGGTTTGTAGAACTCTTTAAAAGCATCCCAATCATATTGGTAAGCATCAAATTCTCTAGGAGAAGTCCATTGCTCAACAGTTGCCATGCACCACTTATCATAAGCATAGGTAGTATCATTGTAATCTCCTACCTTTTCACCCTCTACAATAAGTTCTTTAAATTCATCACTCATTTTCTTTTCTTCCCCTTCTTAGGTGGAGTAGCTTTAATACCCCAGAGATTAGGTCTTACCGAACCAGCACCATAATCAATTTTCTGAACTGCATCTTTACCATACTTATCATAATACATATCAAAAACATTTACCATCTTCTCTGAACGAGTTACATCTAAACGAGTCTCTCCTTCAACAACATACGTTACATTAAATGCATCAGTAGGTAAACCCTTATCTTCTGCCTTTTCTTTTGTGGTTTTCTCTAAGATAATCTCACACCAATAATCAGAAGGATTAAATTTTACGTCTTCTTTCTTTTCCTCTGCCACTTCCTTCTCACCCCTCTTTACTTCCTTACCACCAACATTAACGGTCATGATCTACCACCCCACTGAATATCTGGATACGCCTCCTTCACTTGATCATATGTCACTGCATAGTCTTCATGCAATCTTCCGTCCTTTGCAAGCACTACAATCTTTGCTTCATTTGGATGGAGTCCTTCAAGCATCTGAATAAACATAGATTCTCTACGTAAATTATTCAAAGAATCATTACCACCCTTCACAAAATGATAAAGGTTTCTTTGTTCTCTGCGAAGAGAAGTGTGATCAGTTCCCTCTGGACTATCATTAGGTGTAAAAGGAACATCTCCTTCTGGAATCATAGACACAACTGTCTCATCAAAATTCCATATAAGAATGGAAACTAATGCATCATTACGATACTCTTTAAGTGCTTCTACCTTTGCAATTTTAGATTTTTGACCAGAAACATAATCCAAAATCTCATTCACAAATGGATTAGGTGGCAGTGTAGGTTTCTTTGCAGCTCTTTTCCTTGTAGGTTTTGCTACAACTGTGCTACTCTTCCTCGGTTGTTTCTTCGGTGTTGATGTCATAATTGTTTTCAATTCTTAGGGCTAAAATTTCATCGGGAACTAGGTGTCCATTTTCATCAAACATCTCTGGATGTGTATAGATTACTTGGGGTGTTGTTTCGTAAGAATGTTGTCTTGCCATCCATCCTATCATACCTCCCACTAATAATGCAAGAAACGACACTACTGTTGTAAGTGTTACTATGGTCTGTTCCATAATACTCCTCCAAGAGATCTACTTTTTTCTGATGTCTAAGTAAAAGTTAAAGTGAAAGATGATTTCTCTATTCCAAAGAGCAATTAATTTTCCAAACTTTACTTGAAATGTTTTTGGTGGGTCTGGTTTTCTCCTCCTATTTCGTAACAGTAGTTCCACTCCCCGATTCATTTCGGGTTTGTCTTTATTTAGAGTTCTTTTTTCTCCTGCCTGGTCTTCTGTCACGACTGTACCTCCATGCATCTTCTAGGATACTGTACAAATAATTTCTTATCTTACGTGCTTTAGGTTTTGGTATGTGGCCATATGCCTCACGCAATTGTTTATGGTTGTTGTCAGCACCTCCTTTAATGTATTGCTCAAGTTCTAATACTTGATCTGATATTTCATGTGCAGTAGAACTCTCAATGAAAGCATCTACCTCATATTTTTTTGTCTTACGATATTGTAGAAACTGATAAAACTTGAGTTGCATCTTACCATCAAACGCAAGTTCGATGGCATGTTCAATCATATCATATACAGTTTCAAAATCGTCAACGTTTTTCATTAGACTAATTTCTTCTCCTTTAAATACTGAACTGTTTCTACACATCCACCAAGATTGGTAGAATCTATAACCACTTGAGGGAATGTAGTTCCCTCACCAAACTGACCATAGAATGATTGCTTATCAAAATGCTCATCTAATTTATAAACAACATGCCTTAACTTTGCCATCTCTAATACTTGCACCACCTTTGTGCAATATGGACATCCTTCTTTAGAATAAACAGTAAAATTCATACTGATGGTATAAAATTTTATTTAGTTTGAGCAACTACTGAAGCCCAGTCGGCATCAAATAATTCTAATCCTTTGTCTGTAAGAACATGGTTATACATCTTCTCAAAAACATTCGGTGGCATCGTCACTACATGAGCACCAAGAGCAAAAGAAGTAGAGACTGCTTTCACTCCTCGGATAGAAGCAGATAAAATTTCAGTCTTTATCCAATGTCTTTGGTAAATTTCTGAAATATCTTTGATTACATCTAACCCATTAACTGAGTTATCGTCAAGTCTTCCTACAAATGGTGAAACATATGTAGCACCTGCTTTGGCAGCAAGTATTGCTTGTGCAGCATCAAAAATCAATGTAACATTAACCTTTGTACCATCCTTTGCTAACTGATTACATGTATAAAGACCATCTGGTGTACAAGGAACCTTGATGGTAGCAACCTCTTGGAACTTAGAGGCAAGTCTACGACCCTCAGAGGTCATCTCTTCACGACTTCCTACTACTTCCATACTAATGTCT